ATCAAACTTATAAAATATGAAAGATAAAATATTAAGCATTAACTTAGAAACTTCAACTGCACCAATAGTACAGGAAGTAAGAGGTCGTGACTATATAGAGTACGGAACGGAAGACTGGAAAAACCTATATCCTCAGTTTCTTATAGACCTTTACTATAACAGTTCAACACATGCTGCGATTATAAACCAGACATCTGAAATGATAGCAGGAGAAGACTTAGTAGCTCAAGAAGAAGATGCTATAAATTTAGAGTCTTATGTAAAATTAAAAAGTTTTTAAGGCACGCTAACTCAAATGAAAGTTTACACCAAGTAATTAAAAAAGTAGCTTTTGATTTTAAACTTCAAGGTGCTTATGCTTTACATATTGTTTGGAATAGAGATAGAACAGAAATAGCAGAGGTGTATCACGTGCCTGTAGAACGTGTAAGAGCAGGAAGACCTAATGAGATGGGTAAGGTAGACACGTTCTTTATAAGTGCTGACTGGGGAAACACTAGAACAAATAAACCTTATCCTATTGCTGCTTTTAATGTAAACGATAGAACATCAGGAAGTCAGTTACTTTACTCAGGCTCTTACAGCCCTAATATGGACATCTACCATACGCCTGATTATATAGCAGGTTGCAACTGGGCTTTAGTTGACCAAAAGGTTGCTGAGTTTCATTTGAACAATATAGAGAACGGATTTGCAGGCTCGTATTTCGTGAGTTTCGCTAACGGTATTCCAACAGCAGAAGAGAGAAGACAAATAGAACAAAGCTTAGTAGAGAAATTTACAGGAGCTTCTAACTCAGGTAAGTTTGTATTAACGTTCTCAGACGATAAAACTAGAACACCTGAAATAACTCCTATAAGCGTATCTGATGCTGACAAGCAATATCTAGCTTTACAAGAGCTCTTAGTTTCAAATATTTGTGCAGCCCATAGGATTACATCTAAAACCTTAATGGGTATTGATACAGCTAACGGTTTTTCTAGTAATGCTGATGAACTTATAAATGCAGCAAATTTCTATCAAAATACAGTAGTTAGAGGTTTCCAATTAAATATCTTAAACACTTTACAAACTATATTCTCTGTAAACAATATGGACTTGCCTGTTGAGTTTGTACAACTTAAACCAATTACAGTTCAATTTGATAGTAAGACTATTAGAGAAGTTATGACTATTGACGAAATAAGAGCTGACTTAGGGCTTGAACCATTAGGAGATGAAGATACAGTAGAACAAGATGTAAAGCTTTCTAAAGCAGGAATGATAGACGGACAACCTGTTTTTACTACAATAGAAGAAGCTGAAGCACACGCTAAGACAATAGGTTGTGAAGGGTATCACGAACATGAGCTAGAAGGACAAAAAGTCTACATGGCTTGTAAAGACCATTCAGAAGCAACTGACTTAAAGAAATGTGATTGCACAGAAAAGACAGAGCTAGAAAGTTTTATAGAAGAATTTGGTGAAGAAATGCCTGAAGGTTATGAGGTAATTTCTGAAGAAGAGGCAGAAGATGAAATAGAAGATTTTGACTTTGAAACTGAATTGCATTCACAATATTATGAATTTGCTAGTACAGGTTCAGCTTACCCAAACAGAAAATCAGGTCAAGACCAAAAATCAAAACAAACTGAATATGAAGATGACATTTACAGGGTAAGATACAGGTATGTAGGCAGTAAAGTAGGAGAAAGAGATTTCTGTAAGAAAATGACAAGTGCAGATAAAATATATCGTAAAGAAGACATTATAGCTATGGGAAGAAAGGCTGTAAACCCAGGCTGGGGTAAAGGGGGTGCTAATACGTACTCAATCTGGAAATGGAAAGGAGGCGCACTATGCAAGCATAAGTGGTTTAGAATCATCTTAGTACAGGAAGGTAAAAGGCCTAAAAATTCAGACAAAATAATAACATCAACAGAAGCAAAAAGCAGGGGGGTTAAACTTCCTAGGAACGCAAAAGAGGTATCAGTTGCTCCACACGATATGCCTAACCATGGCTTTGTAAACCCTGAACTAATTGCTAAATATAAAAATGTAAAATAATGGCATACGTATTATTTATATCAGAAGCAAAACTCAAGGACTCTACAGCAATCAATTTAAATGTTGATGTTGAGCTATTACTTCCTTATGTAAGGCAAGCACAGAAACTCTATGTAGAAACTAAGCTAGGAACTGACCTTACACAAAAACTAAAAGACTTAATTACAGCAGGTACAATAGGTAATGTGGGTAATGAAGCATACAAAACTTTAGTAGATGACTATATTGGAGACATGCTCCCTAACTGGGCATTTTATCACGCAGTGCCATTCCTTAGGTTTAAGATAGAAAACGGGAATATTTATTCTAAGACTTCAGAAACAGGAACTGCTTTAAGTACAGAAGAAGCTCAGCACCTCAGAGAAGAAGTTAGAAATACAGCAGAATACTATACAGAAAGAATGATTGAATATGTAAGAAATAACATTACTAGCTTTCCTGAATTTAACACTAACTCGGGGGCCGATGTATCACCTGATGAAAATGCGTATTACAACGGGATGAACCTTGAAAGGCCAATGAGGCAAGGTACTAAACTTACACTGAGAAACTTTTTAAACGCTTCTGATTACTTATAATGAAAAGACACTACAAACCGAAACCTAAAAATGTTACTAAGTTAAAGACCTACTTAGATAAAAAAACACAAAACAATGACAGAAGTAAAAGACACAATACAAGTAGGACTAGCTAATACTTCAGCAATAGCTTTGAACCTTACTGCTTGCAATGAAATTTTAAGTTTTATTGCTTTAGTACTTTCAATAGCATATACTATTTTTAAATTCACTAAATTTGGAAAAAATAAATAAATGGCTCGTAAAGTTATTACAAGCGCTTTTAAGAGCGTTAAAAAGAAGCGAAAGGGTGTACACTCCAAAAACGCAAGTAAAGGACAGAACGGCTACAAAAAAGTCTATAGAGGCCAAGGGCGTTAACCTTTTAATTATTAGAGATACTTTTACAGAAAAATCTACTATTGGTAAATTGTTTATCAATGGAGAAAGTTTTTGTGATACTTTAGAAAACCCTTGGCTAGATAACCAAAGAAACATAAGTTGTATTCCTCAAGGCCATTACAAAGTAAGGCTTAGGCTAGCAAGAGAAAGTGCAACAAGAGATTACTTGCACTTATTAGTACAAGATGTGCCTAATAGAGATTGGATTCTCGTGCATATTGGAAATTACCCATCACAAACACAAGGCTGTATATTAGTGGGGAATGGTCGTGAACAAGACGCTGTTAATAACTCAAGATTAGCTATGGACTTAGTAATCAAAGAAATACTTAATTTAGGCGGCGAAAACATTAATTTAATAATCAAAAATAAATAATTATGAAAAAGTTTTTAGAGAAGTACCTTATCGGTCAAATGGTAAAAAGTAAGAAGTTTTGGTATGCAGTTAGTTCTGTAGTTGTACCTGCTTTAGTATCTTACTTAGGGGTTGATGAAACAACTGCAAAAGATTTGTACTACGCAATCTTAACTCTAATTGTAGGGCAAGGAATAGCTGACGTTGCAAAAAAGTAATAGATATAGATTAAAGCCACACGAAATAGTGGCGCTAGAAAAAATGCGAGAAGCCGAGACTAGAAATGTCCTAGTTATCGGTGACTTGCATGAACCATTTTGCCTTGATGGCTACTTAGATTTCTGTATAGACCAATACTATACTTATAATTGCACAGAGGTCGTGTTTATAGGAGATGTAATAGACAATCACTACTCAAGCTACCATGAAGCTAGTGCAGACGGAATGGGTGGCTTAGATGAGCTAGAATTAGCTATAAAGAGAATAGGGCGTTGGCGTGATGCGTTCCCTATGGCTACTGTAATTGTTGGTAATCATGACAGGATTATTATGCGTAAAGCGCAAACCTCTTCAATACCTTCTAAATGGATTAAGTCTTTTAAGGAAGTCTTAGAAACTCCTGATTGGAACTTTGTAGAAAGGTACGAAGCAGATGGAGTACAATACATACATGGAGAAGGGGGTACGGC